AGTTGATATACCCCAACCTTCATCTTCCATTCTTTTCATAACTCTGTTCCATGCTTTAGATCTTAAATTACTATTTTCTTTAGACCAAATATCTGGGTTTTCACCAACTGTCATTGCAGCCATTTCTTCATGCCACATACCTTTAATTTGTGCCATAGCTTGTGGTGGTACAATTTCTTTTGGCTCCCAAGCTAACCAAGTTGTTTGATCTCCAGCAGCAAATAAATTATCATGTAATGGATCTTTTTTATTTTGAAAAAATTTAAGAAAAGCATTAGGTGATTTTAATTGTGTATTAAACATATATTCAAATGCTTGATTATTAGTATCAAATTTAGCATTTATATTTTCTAATTTTTTATCTAAATTTTCATTTTGTAATGATTCTAAAATAGAACTTGCTCTATTATAATCTTTATTAGCAATACTTTCTATTACACCTGCATCAATAGCTTTTTGATATAAATGATTATATTCTACATTTGGAAATAATTCTTCATTACTTACATATTGATACATTAAAGCTTTTTCCATAAAATTATTTAAAGTACCTTCATCTTTAAAAGATCCAGCATCACTTAAAGTTAAATATTTTTTAACTTGATCTGGAAAATAATCTTGACCTGCAAATAAATTAATTGCAGTTTTAAAACTATCACTATTTAAATCAGAATATTGAACTTTATTAATTCCATTATTAGCTAAAATTGCTTTAGCCCACATTTCTCTATCTTCATCAGATTCAAAATTATATATTAAATTTGGATTTTGCATTGTTTTAGAAACAATAGATTGTATTCTATTTGCATCAGCAACATATTTAATTAATTCTCTATATTTTGTAGATCCAATATCTATTTGAGGTAATTGGCTTAAAACTTCATCCATACTTACATCACCACCTTTAAATCTTTCTAATGCTAAAGGTCTACCAGGTTCTTTATAATCTTCTAAAGAAAATTCTGGTTTTTTAGATTTACCAAATATATTATCTCTATGAAAAGCTTTATATTTATTAAAAATATTATTAACAATTTTTGCTCTATTATCATCATCCTCATATAAAGATCTAACAATTTTATACATTGGATTTTTTTGAAATTCTTCATCAACCATTGCATCATATTTATCTTCATCTCTCATAAAATCATTTAACCAGTTAAGAGCTTGTACTTCTTGACCATTATTATAAAGCGTAGCCATAATATGAAATCCTCTAGAAACCATTAATGCTTCAGCTTGATCTGTAATATTTTTAACATGATCTTTTTCTTTCATCTTACCAGATGCAACTAAATTATTATAATCTTCATGTCCTATTTCATTAATTTGTAAAAGATTATTTATAAATTGTTTATTAATACCTGGCATAGCTAATTCTAAATCTTGTTTATTAAAGATTCTCATAGAAAATTCAGCTTCAGAATTAAAATTATTCCATTTTATATCTCTATCAGAAAATAATTTACCATCATCAAATTCTTTTTTATTTGCAGTTGCAGATAATATAGAGTTTTGACTCCATGCTGCTAACATTGCATTAGCTTGTATTTTATATTGCGCAGGAGTATTTTCTAATAAAGTTTTAGAATAAGTATCAACAGCAGATTTCATTTTATCTGGATTCATTGAATATTCATTTCTAAATATTTCAAATTGATCTCTTGTTTTAATTTGAAAATCTTGAAAATAATTTGCTTGAGCAGTTTGATCAGCTTCTGTTTGTAATCTATTTAATGTAGGTTTAAAAGCATCAAAAGCTATACTTACGTAACTTTTTGCAGGAACATAAGGTATATTAGAAGGTGCTTGTATTTTAATTTGTGATCTATCTTTTTTTAATGCCATAATTAACTTTCGTATAAATCTTTTTTAGCTTTATATTCATAACCTGCACTAGCTATACTAACCCATCCACCAAATTGTTCTTTACGTCTTTGTGATGCAGCTATATCTTGTGCATAACCAATATCTCCGACTTGTGTTCCAACATTTAATCTTATTGTTGCAATGTCTTTTTCAAATGTTTCACTTACATCTTTTTGAATATTTAAAAATGATCTACTATCCATAGAAAAACCAGAACCAGCTTGAGTTGCTTTATTAGAAGCAATTGTTGCTAAATATTGTTCTCGTCTATTTGCTGCTTCTTGATCAGCAATTCTTTTTGCAGCTTTTTTTTGTTCTTCATATCTTTGTTGTTCTATTTCAGCTTGTTTTCTAGATTCCTTAATATCATAAATTGCTTTAGCTGCAGATACAACAAACATTGTGACTGGATCAGCACTCATGCAAAAACTACCTCCACTGACATGCCTAAGATTTTAATTGGTAAAGGATCATCTTGGCTAATTGTTACTGTAGGATTTTTACTATATCCTAAAAAGAAAAATTCTTTTTTATCTGTTACTGGTGTGAGGTCAGAGCCACCTTGAAAATTAACTTGTTGTATAACTAAAGCTTTAGAGGTGCTGTCTGCAGCTTTTATAGTCATATCAAGGGTAGAGTTAATATCCACAATGGCTCTTGAAATTCTTCTTGGTAATCCAGTTAATGGCCCTTCTGGTAATTCTTTATCAATTGGCATAGTTTCAATTATTGGAATATAGTTAAATCCTACTTTAAGTCCAGTAGCTTTTGGTGCATTTGTTAAAATTATTTGATCTGAACCAGATACTGTAAATGAACCAATTGAACTATTGCCATCAACAATATTAATAGATTCATTAGTATAAATACCATTAACATCATGTAAAAATCCTTTTACTAAAGTAATTACAGCATTATCTGCAGGTGTTGTTACTAAAGATTGATTTAAATTTAAAGTATAAGAACCTGCACCATTATTTGTTACAGATTGAATTATATATTCTGTACTATCTCCAGCTATTGTAAATGATTCATTAATTTTAGGATCAGAAGTAAATCCATCTACTTCTAATGTGGCACCAGATTGACTTGCTCCATTAACTAATGGAGTTCCTCTTTGATTTAATGTAGATAAAGTTTGACAATCTAATGTTTCTGAATCATCATCTGCAAATTTTTCTAATGTATAAACAGTAGATCCATTTAAAACTCTTTTAGCAATAATAACTAAATTCTCATTTAATGAAATAATTGATTGTATATAATCTCCATTTCTAGTAGACCATTGTGACCAACCTGCAATTTTTTCATCTCTTACAGAATGAAACACAGATAATGTACCAGGATATGTAGATCCATTATTTAAAAAAAATGCATATTGTTCTGGTCTAGTATTATTACCTTTCATAATTGCAATTTCTTTTGGTGAGTCAATTAAATGTTGTGCAAGAATAGATACAGCAGTAGATTTATAACCATCTTCTAAATCAGAATAAACAAACTCTCTAACTGCTTTACCATTTTTTTGAACAAAGCCTGTTGCTTGGTCAAACATATGAGGAGCTGTTCTAGATATACCATATGGTGTTTGTCTTAATATACTTACATTAGAAGGTGTTATAGTATTATCAGTAGAATCTGGAATGTAATATTCTCCACTATCTGTAAATACTTGTAAGTCTTTACCAGATAACATATGTCTAATTTCGTTTACTGAGTTACCTGTTATATCAGAGTCTATTGCTTCCGAATCTAATCCAGTTCCTACATTAAAATTAAAATAATCTCCAATATGAGATGCTATTATACTTGCAGGTCTAGATTTTATACCACCTAACCATAATCTATTATGATGAAATGTAACTGCTTGAGGATAACCTCTTGCAGCAGAAATAGATTCTTCTTGCCATTCAAAATGTGGGCCAGTTCCACCAGCTATTGTTTCAATTACAGTTACAGTTACTTCAGTTGCACTTGTATAACCAGTAATTTTAACTTGAGATCCATCTATAGTTAAATAATGTCCTACATAAGCAGATGTAAAAAATCCAGAAGAAGCTGTTACAGTTCTACCTGTTCCAGTTGCTGATGTACTTATTGTTAATGTTGTAAGTGCAGGTTCATATTTGTAAAAAGGTGCATTTGTTTTATATGCCCCAGAAACAACAACATCTTCATCTATTTTAAATGCAAATTCTCTAACAATAAAAGATGATGCTGATTCTCTAAATATTTCTCTAATTGGATTATTTCTATGTGTTATAAAAATAGTATCACCAAATTGTGCAAAATTTAATTCAAATAATTGAGATGTAGTCCAATTACAATTAGTTGTATAATTACTTGTTAATGCTGTACCACTTATATTATAAACATCCATTCTTTGATTAGATAATGCTATAATAGCTATTTCATCATCAGAAAATATAAATGGTATTAATCTTGTTTCTGCAGGTAATGTTGCAAGATAAGAAGTACCAGGTCTTCTCATTAAACCACCTTCTGCTAATAATGCAAAATTTCTACATTGTTTAGCGCCTTGAAAATAAGATGATATGTCTGTTCTTGTAGCTAATAAAGGATTAAGCTCACCAGACGAAAAATTGGTTATAACAGTTTTTAATGTTCTTCCCATTAAACATCCGTTCTGGTAGATCTTCTAAGATTAATAAATCTATTAGTATCTAAAACCTTTGTAGTAGTTTCTTGTGCATCAATATTTTTAGCAATTAAAAATTGTCTTTCTGCTAGTTCTTTAAATTGTCTAATCATAGCAGAATCTCTAGCAACAGAACCTGCAAATATAGATGCTAATTCATATTCTAAAGCAAGAACAAAATGAGGTGGAAAGTATGCTTCATCTACTCTGTAAATGTAATCCATAATTAATGTACTATTAGAACCATAGCCATTAACATAAATATAGTCTTTGTATCTTGAATAAGGAATTACAATATCATTAACTGTTATTGTATTAATTTGTAAAACTTCTGGATCAGTTGGTATTTGATAACCATAATCATATCTTCCAGTAGGAGCTGCTGCTAACAATGAAAGTGTTTGTTGTGTTGTTGAAAATCTCCATCTGCATCTAGTAAGTGCAGCTTTTGTAATATCTTCGTAAATGTTACTGGCAACTAATGCTTCTGTGCTTCCATCAGAAAAAGATGTAATAGGTTGCGCACCTATCATTACTAAAGCTCTGGCACATATATCAATATTTGTTGTTGCCATTTACTTATTTTTTTTTAAAGTTTTGATTTCCTCTTAAAATTTTTAATTCAATATCATTCATAGCTTTAATTTCTTTATTAGTAGCTTTAGCATTTCCTAAAGTTATCATGTTTCTTAAACCATATGTTTGAACTATTGCTGCATCTTTTGCATCAGAATAAAAATTTTTTAAAACAGTTGCTGCTTTATTTTTTTTTCCCATTTTAATCTCCTTTATTTATTATAAAAAAAAGATCTAGGGGGATTACTCCCCCTAAATCGAATTAGCTTTATGCTAATTTTACTGTTGTTACAGTAGTCGCACCAGTTGCTGATGTAACAGTAAGTAGATCTGCTTCTGGAGCTCCACCGATTCCGATAGAACAAAGAATTAAATCACCTTGTTTCAATTCAGCATATGCGCTGTTAAAGTAACCACTAGTAGTTACAGTTGCGATAGCATCTCCGTCAGTGTAAAACCAAAGAGAGTTGCCACCCATCTGTGCTACCTTTTTGATAGGATTGTCAGTTGCGTAAGCCATATTATTATATCTCCTTAATTATTACTCTGCACACTTCTGTATTCTAATACCATCAGTGTCAATTAATACACCACCTATAGAAAGCATAGATGTAATTAAGTGAGAAACTTTTTCTGGTATATAGTTTACTTCAGTTTTAACGTCAGAACCAATTCCCATACCAATTGATGATTTATGGAAAGCTACAGTATGTCTATCAGTAGAACCAGAAGTTTCTAGTCCACTGTGTACAAACCATAAGAATCCTAACCATCTCTTAGCAGTCATACCACCAGCATAAGGAAGTTCACTTTCTCCCACATACTCGACTCTTGAGAATTGATCTAGGTTGATTAGGTCAGACCATTGTTTAGGCCCAACTACCCAGTATCTTTGTTGATCATCTGGTACGTCATTAGTATTGAAAAGTTCCATCATAGCTTGAGCTTTTCCTAGGTTCATTCCAGTACCTGTACCTGATGAGTTATTAGCAAGTTGTGTTGCATTTTCCATAATAGAAGTAATTACGCTATCAGTTTTTCTACCTAGAGCGTAAGCTGCTGAATTTGCAACTACTTGTCTTTCGTCAATGTTTACCTTTAACTCGTCTAACTTGTCAACGTAATCTGCTGCATAGTAATCAGTTAAAGTTGCGCTTACATTGCTGTGAGCTAAATCCATTGCAACTACTTCAGCATGTCTTGCTTTAGTGTTTGCAGAACCTTTTGCAACTTTCTGAAACTTAACAGTATTACCATTAACACCGTTCACAGTTCTTACCAAGTTCTTTAACTTAGAACCCATTCTTTGGTAAGCCATATGAACTTCAGCTTCGAATTGAGTTATAAAGGCATTTGTTATTGATGTTGCCATTTATTTTCCTCATTGTTAAGTTATTGTTAATTACCGATTATCTTTCTAATGCAGTGGATTGTTATCCAGTTAAGGGCAATCATTTACATTCTAAAGGTCTTGATATGTTGATATTGTATAAGTGTTATTCTTGACAACGCACAATTATATCCATTTTTTAGGAATAGTAATTACTTCTCCAAATTCAATTGAACCATCTTTGTCTTGAGAATATGTGCCAAATAAAGTTATATAATCTTTGGTATCTTTGTATATCCAAAATTCACCAGTTTTACAAACTGCTGGTTCTGCAGCTTCCATTTGGGCTACAGATAACCAACCAGTTTGCGAAACACAGTCAAGCCATTTTATTGGCTTATTAAGTTTTTTAAACTTAAATTTAAGCTTGTTTTTGTCCTTTGTAAGCCTTCTCATATAATTCCGTTACTCGTTTTACATAAGCAGGATCACGTCTGCTTGAATCCCAATATCTAGGATCTTTTAACATAGATTTAAGATCATCAATATCAGCAGTTACATCAACTTGTGTTTGACTTGTAGGCATACTACTATCTTTAGTAAGTTTCATAACTTCTTCTAAAGCTTTAACACCTTCTGCAGTTGAGGCAAAACCAGATATTGCTTGATAAGATTCTGGACTTAAATATTTTTTAGACCAAAGTTCAGCAGCTTCAATTCTTTCTCTGCCTGAATCTCCAAGTTTTTGAATTTCAAGATCAACATTAGGAAGATTTGAAATAGCATTTTCAACAAATACTTTTACACCTTCATCATATTGTTCTTGAGATAACCCTGCACTTTTAGCTGTATTACTCCACCATTGTACAATAGGCATATCTTGACTTATATCTAAACTAATGTTGTCATTTAATTCAGGAACATTTAATTGATATTGTTCAGGAACCTTACTTAGTTTTTCATTTTCAAGATCAGTTCTAATTTGTTTAGTTAGATCTTCTGTTCTAGAACCTAATTTAGATTCTAGTGAGTTATAAGATGAAGCTAAGTTTTCAATATTAACTTCATTTCTTTCAGCATCCCAAAATTTATCTTGAATATAATCTGGTTTAGTTACCTCTGAAGTTTGTTCAGTGGCGACTGGTGCTGTATTAGCATTATCATCTGCCATCTTGTTCTCCTTTTGTTATGCGAGTTTTAATTATTCCCACAAGGAATCGCATACCTTCCAAATGGAACAATCTGTTGCTATCTATATTTGGCCCAGCAACAGCTTCTATTGTTATTGATTGCAAATAGTTTAAAACTTTTTTACCTTCATCTCCTTTAAAGACATTGGCAAAATGTTTATTTAAAATCTGCTCATCTTCTGCAGATCTTATGTAACCATCAATACTATTTGTTATTTTGGGCTTCTCTTTCTCTAGATCTTTCCAAGACATATTATGCTCCTGGTGGAGCTTCACCTCCTTCTGGTGTTGTTTGCATTTGTTGTAAACGTCTAACTAGCTCTTGTTGTTCTTCTTCGTTTCTAATTAATTTTTCTGGTAAGTTCATTTTCTCTGCTAAATATTTTGCAGTTTCATTTTGATCAACAATTAAATTAATCATTTGTGGGCCAAAGTTAGCTGCAATAATTTCATTAAATCTAGTTACATCAGAAACGTCTTGCATATGTTGTGCTTGAGCTAATGGTGAACGTGGAGCTATTTTAACTTCCCTACCGTTTACTTTAGGGATATCTATTCTACCTTGTTTAGATAAAATTCTAATTATTCTTTTTAATAATGGAGTTATTAATTCAGATTGAAGTCTACCAAAAGATGAACCAATCTGTCTTGATAAATCTGCCATTCTTTCAGAAACTTCTGTAGCTGTCATTGGTGTACCTTCTGGTCTACCAAGAGCTTCCATGTATAAAGCTTTTTTAATATTAGTTCTCATATCATTTAAAACTAATTGAGCTACATCAAAATTAGATGCAGATTGTATAGGTAATAAACCTCTACTACCAGGGGCAACTGGTATTAAAGATCCAGGAACTAATGAAATATTATCTGGATTAATTACACCGTCATCTTCATAAGTATATACACCACTTACTGACATTTGTGCATTTTGCAATATTAATTCTATTGTAAGATTGCAAGTTTTGATTGCTGACATAGCATTAAATACTGGCCCTCTACCATAAACTTCTCCAGAAGCTTTATTCCATCTAAATACTAAATATGGATTTGAACCTTCTCCTGTAAACATTTCTTCATAAAGAATATGTTTAGGGTTTTCCATAACAATACACATTTTATATTTTTCAACATTTTCTTCATGTATTTTATAAACAGCTTCTATAATTTTAATTTTATTTTTATTTCTTAATGGATCAAAATTTTCTGGTAAAACAGCTTTAGGATATAAAATTTTAATTTCATGTGCTTTGCAATATCTAGTTCTATAAACTGAATCTATCATACCATCTGGGCCTGTGTTTAAACAAACTCTTGTTAATGGTACTGCTGTAAATTTAATTGGATTAATTGCATCACCTTCTTCAACAAGCATAACACCTGTACCAATTGCAAGATCCATAAATGATTCATGTATTTCTTGATTAAAATTTGATTGTTGTAATAATTGAAAAACATAATCTGTAATTTTATCTAATTGTAAATTAATATTAGGTTTTAATTCTTGTGGTATTTCTGAACCAGCTTGAAAGTCTGCCCATCTTGCAAATGTAGGAGTTATTCCAGCTTGTAATCTTGATGCAAATTCTTGTACACCAACTACTGCAGTTTCATCAAAAATTTTATCTGTTCTTTTTTGACCAGGAGCTTCTTCATAAAATGATTCTCTATTTGGAAGACAATATTCATATGCTTCTTCAAATTTATCTTTCCAATAATCTTTTATATTTTGAGCTTCTTTATATTTTTTTAAAATTTCAGATGCTCTATCTTGAGTACCATAATTAATTTCAGAGTTATCTAAATAATCCATTATTTAAATTTTCTTAATGTTAATGCTAATCTAGCTCTTTTAGCAGTTATACCAGAACCTTTAGCAGCTTTAACTAATTTTTTTCTAGGAATATTTTTTCCTTCTTTAGTTTTTAAAGTTGCTCTTAAAGCTCCAGGTTTTTTAATTGCTTGTTGAATCCATTTTTTTGTCATTTAGTCAAAAAATCCTCCACCACCAGGTTTTGCAAATAAAGATCTAGATGATGTTATTGATAATCTTTTTTTCTTATAAGCATTAGCTTGTTCTGCTGCAGCTTGATCTGCTTCTGCTTGTGCAGCTTTTTGTGCTGCAACATTTTCAGCTTCTATTTGAGCTTCAGTTTTAGTTTGCCCACCCCTATCACCACGTGTAACCACGCTACCATATGCATCAGTTTTACCTGTCATTCTATTTTTCATATAATCTGAAAAAACTTTATTTTGTTGTTCTAAAGTAAGAGCAGCAAATTCAGATTGAGTATAACCAATATTTTTTTTAGCTTTACTTGATGTTAAAACTTTATTTGTAAAAAAAGTTGCATTAACTCCTGATATATGTTCAAAAACAGGAGAAAGAATTTTAGCAACAAAAACAGGTGCTTTTTTTATAAATTCTTTTGTTTTATTTTTTTTGGCTTGTTGAAAATTTTCTAATCTAGTTTGTTCAGCATCTTTTTTAGTACCATACTGTTTTACAGTTTTACCTTCAACAGTAGTAGTTCCTGTCATTCCTGCTGGGCCATTATTTGGGCCTTTATTACCACCATCATTGCTCATAGAAATTCCTTTTTATCAGATTTATTCCAAAATGGCTTATATCCTGCTTTACGCAACGCACAATATAATTGCCATGGAGTTATAATATACCATCTATAAAATCCTATTAATCTCATAACAAATGAAACACAGCTTAATTCTTTAATTCTAAACAAATGCCAATCATTTTTAACTGGGCATATAAGTATTTCATATTGGTATAAATAACTAAAAAAGTTCTTAGATTGCTCTTTATCTAAAAAAGAAGTTCTAATTCCAGCATGTGTAAATTCTAAATGTTCCCATACATCTAAATGTTCAATATATTTTAAGGCTCCACAATGACCAAATCCATGTGGAGGTTTCCACCACCATATCCATTTAGCAAATCTTTGTGTTCTTTCACTATGGAAATAAACTAACCATTCCTCTTGAATAGATCCCATACTTTTCTTTTTTGTGTTTTTTGTCCAGCAAATACATCCCATTCTTTTTTAGCAATTACAGGTTTACTTTGTGATCTACCTGCTAATAAAGTTCTACCTTCACCAGCACCCATCATTAAATATTGTAATGCATCATGAACGTGAGAGTATCTATTTTTAAAAGGTTTCTCATCATATCTATCTCCAGATGTTTGAAGTCTTCTATAATGATAACCACCATTAAATCCTTTTTTAAGATTAATACATTGAGGATCAATTACAAATCCTGCTTTGCCATCTATTAATCTTTGTAAAGCTGAATCTACAGAATCTATTCTTAAAGCAACATCATTAGATGGTGCAGGTACAGCTTTTAATCCATAGTTTCTCATAATAGAAAAAGGAGTTCTTTCATCTGTTTGTGATCTAAAATCTCCAGCAGGATCTCCAAATATTTGCACATCAAAGTTTTTATAATTTTTTGCAATCTCACCTCTAAGTAATTCAGAAAATCTCATAACACCCATATCAAAACAAACAAGTTCATTTAATATATTCCATCTACCTAATGTAGTCTTTTGACCAAAAACAGCAGCAGGTGTTAATCCAAAGTCAATACCAATAAATAATGTTTGACTAATATTTGGTTTTAATGTTTCTATTGATAAATGTATTTCTTGTCTATAATTAGGATATACAGGTTTTCCTTCTTCAATAGATCCTAATTTATTTAAAACATATACATCAATCCATCCTTTTGTTTTACCTCTAATAATATTAGGATAATATTTAGGTGTTAAATTTTTTTTATTTTCAGCATTATCATTTGGTATATATTCTTCTGTAAATCCATCTTTATCTTTTTTTTCTATTAATGCAGGTGGTTGTGTATGAAAACTCCAGTTGTCTGGTTTAATTAACATAAGAGCTTCATCTCTTGAAATATGATCTGGTACAGGAACATCACCTGCCATTATTGGCCACCAATGATCTTCTTCTGGTGCATTGGTATCAGCTATAACTCCATACCATGTAGCACCACCATCTCTCATAGAAGGATAACGACCTACCCTCATAGTACAAGCATCTATAATTGATTTGGGTATTTCTCTGGCTTCATTAACCCAAACACCAGTAAGCTCAAGAGATAATAATTTTTTTACGTCTTCTGGTCTATCAAGAGCTAAAAATATAACTTCTAAATCTAAATCACCTTTTATTATTTTATGAGTATAAGGTACTGACCAAGCAAAGTTTCCCCAAGTATCTTCAGGAAACCAATCTAACCAAGTTTTAATTGTAGTTGTTTTTAATTGTGGGTTAGTATTTCTTATAACTGCCCATCTTGATTTACGAACTCCTTGTTCATTTTTATTTTGTAATAAAGCTCGTCTAAATATTTCTATACAACAAGATACAGATTTACCAGAACCTACTGGGCCCCTTAAACCTCTAAAGAAGTCATCAGACTTCATAAAAGTTTTTAATATTTGTCCTTCTGGTTTATATTGAAAATTAATCGACATTTGTACCTACATTTGCTTTTAGAAGTTTATAAATTGTTTCTTCTCCAAAAGCTTCTACTAATTTATCAGCTTCATAATTAGTAATCATATGTGTAGGATAATGTTTAAGATGTGTTTTTTTAACTATTGCTCTTAATCTATTTCTATCTTTTAATGATAAACTATTTAAAAAACTCATAAAAAATTAATACTGCTTAACTCATCTTGTTCAATAACACGTTCTCTAACAATATCTAGTATTTGTTTTTCTGTGCCATATTTGTTTTCAAAATTTTTTTTATCTAAATGTATACCAGTATTACCTTGATGATGTTCATAGCATAATGGAATTACTTCAAAGTGTGAGCTTCTCATACCCATACCAACATTACCTGTACCATTGTTTCTAATATGATGTAAAGTTGCTTGACCTTGACAGACAAAGCAACCCAATTGGGCAACTTTGTCCATCCAAATTTTTTCTTCTTTAGTAGCCATACTTCTTAGAAGTTGTTGATGTCTTCTTCGTTGATGGTTTCGGTTTTGATTTTGGTTTCTTGTTTATAGGTTTCTTCATTGATCTCCTCATATGTTGCTCTGCATCCGTCAGGTATTGCAGCAGATGCTTTCTGCATTGCTATAATATCATTATTAGCTTCAAAGTAAATTTCTTTTTTCATTGTGTCGTTTAACCATATTCGAACTACATATTTCATATTACCTCTTATTGTTGTGTAAAGATGAGGTCTATCAAATAGTAATTTGATTAAAAACGCACTACTTCTTTTTTGCTGTCTTTGCTGATTGCTTAAATGCTTTTGATGTTGGTGCACCTTTTGATCCTGGTTTTCTCATTCTTTCACCAGAACCAGATTTTATTCTTTCTCTTTTTGCATGTATGTTTGCATACAAACCTTTTTTAGTCATTTCTTTCTCCTAAGCTTTTTTATTTTTATTTGCAAAATTTCTAGCAGCAGCTACCGAGCCAAAGCCCCAAGCTTTTAATGCTAAGGCTTTTCTTGTAGGTTTGCCTTTGCTATCTTTCATTGCGCCTTTCATTCCTGCAAATCTAGCAGCAAATGAAACCCTTCTTGGATTAGTTCCAGATTTAACTGGAGGTTTTAGATTAGCACCTTCAGTTCTTTTAAAATATGCTCTACCTCTAGCATTTAATCCACCTTTTGCATTTTGATATACTTTTGCTACCATAAATAAAATTTACCTTTTGTTAAAAAAAAATAAAACGCACTTACTTTCCTTGCCTATTATATTTTTTATAACTTCTTTTCTTTGACTTGTTCATAGAACTTTTCTTTGCCTTTCGACTAGATATACTAGTCCTTTTGTACTTCGCCCTTGTTACATGGGCAATCTTATTGATATCGAATTTAGCTTTAGCCATTGTCTTTCTATACCTTAGTGTGTGCTTAAAATCAACTCTGTTGTGTGTGGAACTCCACTAGTCATCTAGACGATGGCGTTTTTGCCCCCACCCCCTCGTTCCGAGTGGGGCAAAGTCGGTACTCTGTACCGTCACTTTTTAAGTAAGGTCGATGTTAATCTTAATGTCCCCTTGGATATTATGTGCTACCTTGTCTGGAGCTCTCAGTCCTACTCTGTCGAGTATGTCCCTCGAGGCTTCGAGTTGAACATACTCTGACCTAGCTCCTGAAGACAGGTCGATAAGTTTCCTACTCGCTGACACTGCGCCTAGTCCAAGAGTTCTAGCTATTGCTTGTTGCATATAAGCTTGTACTTTTGGAAGTCGTAGTGTGCGAGAAGCACTTACTCTCCCTGCTTCTTCGCTTCCTTTACTTGAATATCCTGCAGTTTTAGCTGCATCCTTGATACTACATCCAGTTGTTACGATGGTATCTACTAGCTTCTTCTGTTTCTCTGTTAGTTCGCTCATATAACGCTTTCTTTATTCTACCCCTAACTGTTCGTAAGGGTTATCATTGTCCTTGTCAAGCATTATATTACCTCTCTTGTGTTCTGTGCTACGCACATGTCTATATGTAGTATATGCGACAAACGGGCTCTAGTTCGCTTTGCTCACCTCAACCACCTTCGGTGTTTTCGCCCAAAGGGTAACGATCCCTGTCGTATTCGCTCACTCCGTTCGCTTAAATAGGAGTATCGACAAGCGATACCCTTTAATCCCATACGCGATTTTCTCTTTACGCAGCTCCGAAGGTCGCTGCTATATTCGCTAAGGGTTCGCCTGGCTGTTGGTGAACCAACACCTAGGCATCACCCTGCGCTATTGGCTTCGCCTGAGAAACCCCTG